CATGACTTCATTAATCATCCTTTTGTAGAAGTAGAACGTGAAGAGGTGACTTACAACAATCCTGATTGGGTATTCATACCAGTTGAGGATTTTATTTTTCATCCACGAGCTGTAGATATTCAGGATTCACCTTACGTAGCACACAGATTCAAACGTGACATTGACGAGTTATTTAAAGAACAGGACATAGGCGTATATACGAATGTTGATTTACTGCCGATAGGATTAAACAACGATAGTGCAAGCCATATTAGTTCTCATGGGGACAAGTTGCTTGATGATGTACAGACGCTTGAAGAGGGTTATCAAAATGTAAGTAATGAAGCTACTGATGGATTAGAAGACATAGAAATAATTGAGTGGCATGGTAAGTATGATATTGACGGTGATGGACGCATGGAGGACATAGTAGCAACGTTTTCACCGGGTGCTAAAGTTTTATTATCGGCACGTGAAACAGATTTAATGCATGGGAAGAAACCCTTTGCCGAAATAAAGCCGTTTCCTACACCGGGCAGATTTGAGGCTCAGGGTGTCCCAGAACTTATTACAGATTTACAGCAGGAAATAAATGACATCCACAACATGCGTATCGATAACGGTACGATTACTAATGCTGTCATGTGGTGGTTCGATCCAAATAGTGACATAGATCCAGAGATCCATCGTCCCGGCCCAGGTCAGGGGTTCCCTGCGGGGCCAAATCAATTTGGTATCGTACAAACAGGAGACATTAAACATTCCAGTTTTAAAGAAGAAGAACTCGTGCGTAGGCTTATTCAAGACCGCATTGGTGTATCTGATTTTGCGATTGGTAACGATACAACGGCTGTTGCCAATAAGACTGCAACTGGCATTTCTGCGATTGTTAATGAGGGTAACCAACGCCTTGAGATGATGTTGCGTAACATCAGCATGGGTATTAACGAAGCTGTGTTACAAACATTTCAGTTGATACAGCAATTTGGTGATGATGAAATTTTATTCAGGGCGGTAGAGGATGCACAAGGTTCATTGCGTAAGGTAAGTGCAAGAGATATTGTAGGACAGTGGGACATAGAGTTAACAGCTAACACGGTTAATACAAACAGGCTTATCAGGTTGCAGGAGTTACAGCAACAGCTTGAACTTGCCATGAGAGCTGGCCCTGAGCATATTAATGTAGCTCCGCTATTAAAAGAATTTTTCCGTAGGTCAGGTTCAAAGATTACAGATGAGGTTGTGTTGCCAGAAGTTCAATCAGTATTGATGCAGGCACAAGGTAATCCTGATTTACTCATGATGTTAAAACAGCAAGTAGACCAAATAGCCCAGCAAGCTGGGTTGATTCCCCCCCCACAAGCACAGGGAGCAGAGGGTGTACCCCCTACGCCCCAAGCTCCTATGCCTGCTCAAGGAGGAGGTGGGGGAATAGATTGGCAAGGATTATTACAACAGGTAGCCCCAATGTTACAACAGTTCTTAGGTGGCCAGCAACAGCCACAGCAACCACAGATGCCACCTCAACCCCCGGTGCAATGATATGGTAATAGGTAAGGTAGGAATAAAAATAGGAAAGACGTTTCTTGAGGCGATTGAGACTGGACTCCCTAGAATAAAAAAAAGGAAACCGACAAGTAAGCAAATTGCTGAGACTAAAAAGCGTAACAAGGCACGTGAGCAAGAACAAAGTAAGGAAGGTAAGTTTAGAGCAGACTTTGACAAGTCTGTTGATAAGAGAATAAAGAAAGAAGGACGTGAACCTTATAGGATGGCACGTCATGATGAAAAGGTTAGAGAGAGTGCTAAAAAACATAAGGGGAAGTAATGGGTTATAAAAAAGAAATATACAAGGGTGCAAAAAAAGCCTTAAAGAAAGCCAAAAAACGTTGGGGTAAAAAACCAAAGGTTATAAAGGGTGGCAAGAATGTTAAGTCAGTCAAAAAAAAACCAATAGATAAAGAACAACAAGCTAAGGAACGTAGGCTTGCTAGTGAGTATCAGAAGATGATGACCAAGAAGGAAGCTAAGGAAAAAGCTTTAAGGGAAGCATCAGAACGGTGGGGCAAAACACCAAGGGTTGTAAAGGGTGGTAAAAATGGGAAGAAGAAATAATGGGTAAAGCTAGAAAACTATCAGCTCATCAGCAAATGGTTGCAGCTAATAATAAGTATGGAGCAGAAGGATTCAAGAAGACGTTTGGTTTTCTTGTGGGTGAAACTCCGGGAGAAGTAGCGGCAACGGTTGCTTTGGGCGGTGCTGGCAAGGTTGCGAAGGGAGCATGGAAGCTAGGCAAAAAAACATATAAGACTTATAAAGCGTTTCAGGCCGCTAAGAAAGCTAAAAAGAAAAAAGTAAAATCAGGTGAACGCAAAACAAGCACTAGAAAAATAAAGGGGAATTAAATGGGCGGCAAGAAAATAGCTAAGGATTGGGTAGTGGGGTCATTACGCAGATGGGCTGACGATTTTGATAAGGGGAAGAATGTCCGTAGTAAGGGGCAGGCTTTTGAAGCTGTTAAACCTCCTAGTATGCCTAAGCCAAAAATTGTTAGAGAGGATGAATTGTCTAAGGTAACTAGGGCAAAGAAACTTTACAGGCGGTTGACTGAGGGAAAGAGAACTAAGCCTGAGAAGCCAGAACCTAAAGAAGTGATTCGTAAGAAGAAGCCCCCTAAAAGAATGACAGCAAGAGAACTTCAGGAGCGTAATAAGAAATCTAAGCCTAAGCCTGAGACTAAGAAAGAGACACCAAAGAAGACACCAAAAAAAACGCCTAAGAAGAAGAAAGATAAATCGGTAACAGCACCGAAAGATGACGTACCATTTTAATGTTACAAAAATACCTCAGAGTGAGTAAACAGCAAGAAGACAAGCTACTCCACTTACGGAAACTGGAAGGTGTCATAAACACTCCGCACTGGAAAGAAGTACGTGAGGAAATGGAGGACAGTTTGTTGAAGGAGTACATGAGGATAGAGGAGTGTAATACAATAGAAGAGTTCATACAGGTTAAGTCAAACATATTCGCATTGAAGCGTTTGGCTGGACTCAATGGACTCGTTGAGACTGTTCATGGTAGACGGCTCAGGGTTCGCCCTCCTCAAGGGCAGATGAAATAGGAGAACTACAATGGCTACAAAAAAAGCAGCACCGTCAGGAAAGAAAGTTGTTACAAATGAAACTATTCTTGAGCAAGAATCGGATTCGGCACCCGGTATAGCAGATGATTACGATCCAGCAAAACTGGAGAATACTGCATCTGAGATGGGACATTCATTAGGGTTGGACGATGTTGCGTCTACGGATCTTGATTGGTCTGATATGGCTCCAGTAAAGGAGTTTGATAGTCCAAATCAACCACCGCAAGAGCAACCACAACAAGAGCAACCACAACAAGAGCAACCAGTGCAAGAACAACAATTGCAGGAAGCTCAGGATGCTAATCTCACAGACAGTATGCGTAAAAGAATTACAGGTATCAAGGAAAGGTCAACTCAAGAGTTGGCTGAAAAGGATGCTCTAATTGCAGCAAGGGATAACCAAATCGCTAAGATGAAAAGTATGGCTGATGAGTATGCAAATCTTCAACGTGCATATAGACCAGTAGAGGGCGATTCTGGAGCTGTTAAGGCAGAGATCACAAATTTAGATTCGATGTTAAAGGAAGAAGGCGATGCTTTGACTTCAGCAGAAGTCGCACAGCATGTGATACGCAGGAACAACCTTGAAAGACAGCTTGACAAGATTGAATCGAACAAAACCAACACTGATAATTTAATTCGTCAGCAACAGGTTTTGCGTCAACAGTCTGACAAGTATGTACGTGATACTTATGATTTTGTCAATGACAAGAGTAGTGAGTATTACGGTGTAATGAAGGATCAAGCGTATCCATTGTTGGAACAGCTCATGGGGCCGAACTTCAAGAACCATCCTAGTGATATGATAATGGCGGCAGAATTAAGTAAAATGATGGTTAATTCACAAAAATATGAACAATTGCTTGGCAACACGCCTGCACCACGTTCACAACCTGCACCGATGGCAGGCAATTCACCAAGAACTGCACCACAGGCTCAAAAACCAGTGGACTTTAAACGTGCGGTAGCAAACAACAGAGGTGGAGATGTCAGTCGTTTTGCGGAATTGTTACATGATTCAGGTCATTCGTGGAGACCGGGCAATTAATGAAGGAGTAATAGGATGGCAACATTTCAAACATACCAAGCTGGGACAATGTCTGTCGGTGTTGGTGGTTTACGTGAAGATCTTCTGGATATAATCGTAAATATATCACCTACCGAAACGCCAATGCTTTCTGGCTTTAAAAAATCTAAAGCTAGTGGCACAGTGCATGAATGGGTCACTGATACTTTAGGGACAGCTACAAATACAACGGTTGTGGAGGGAGCTGACTTTTCAGATCCTACCCTAACCGCAAGAGTAAGGCATAGTAACTACTGCCAAATCAACCGTGAAGGGTTCCAAGTATCGGATACCTTGGATGCGGTAGATAAAGTTGGTATTAAGGGCGGCGAGTATGAGTATCAACTAGCCAAAGCTCTTAAGAATATCGCTCGTGGCATGGAAGTTGCGATTGTAAAAGGAGAATCTGATGCAGGTTCTGCTACAGTAGCAAGAGGTTCTAGAGGAATCAGTGATAGTACCACAGGTGGTACAACTACTGGTTGGGTACAAACTAATAAAAGTACAATGGGAGGTTCTGCTGATATAACGGAAGATGCATATAACGGTATGTTGCAGGAGATATTCATTCAGGGTGGAAATCCTGATACGACATATGCCCACGGTTGGAATAA